GGCTGGCCTGCTGCTGGGGTTGTAGGGGCTGGATTGGCTTGCAAGAATAATTGTGCTTTATAGGCTTGAATATCATCAAGCGTCGGCACTTGGTCAAAAAAGTTAAGAAGAGAGGGGTTGCAAGTCAAACCATACTCTGCCAGCATGTATAAGTCATCACGCTGTCCAAGTGGAGCAGGTGAGCCGTTAAAGCCCACCACTTCTCCATTGAATTCTTTTTTAACCTTTATTGTAAGTTTACTAACAGCCATTTTTATTGTGCTTGGGAAGCGTTAATGAAATTATACAGTCAAAGCAATGATGTCAGCGATACCACCACCAGCATATTGTTGTAATGGCCTGAAATAAGTTGCTTTAATGGTGCATGTAACACCGTTGAAGTCACCGAATTTCTTACCGCTTGTACCTTGATGTCCGTCAAACATGGCTTTGAACCATGGAATAGGTGCACCGTTTACGCTGTACTCACCCATGATAGAGATAGTACCGTCATTGCTGACAATAACTACACCTACACCGAAGCAGGCACTACCAGCATCCATTTTGGTTAAAAAGGTGCCTAAGGAATTGCCCAGCTGTGGTACTTGGAATACCAACTCATGAGCATACTCAACTGATATACCAGTAACCTTTTGAGTGTACTTATATTCAGCTTCGGTATTGATAAATGTCACTGGGAAGAATTTGGCACCACCACCACTCGTTGCGCCTGTTCTACGGGCTACTACTGAGTAAGCTGCATTGGCTGAACTTTGTGTCCAGTCAAAGTCCTGTGGGTCAAACACATAGATATTAGATATACCGCCTGTAGTGACAGTGCAGGTGCGTGTATATCCTTGTAATACGATTGATAGCATTTTGCTGTGTTTTTGTTTCTGTTTAAGAAAATTATTTTAAAGAAAGCTTGCCAGTAGATTACTACTGGCAAACCGTCAAATTACCATGATGTTGTACCGATAACGGTAAGGTCAGGGCGCATGATTTCTGTACCTGCTTTCATGTGCATTACATACTTCCACACTTCCTCGTCTTCACTGAACCATACTCTTAAGGCTTGGTCATTATTTGCACCACCACCATAAGTTTTGTCGGTAGCAAATAAGAAGTTTCCGCGAAGCGTTAAGATGCAGGCATTACCCTGTGAACCTGTAAGACTGTAGATAACTGGTGACCATGTAGGCTCCAATAACACACGGATGCCTTTAAAGCGGAGGTCAGGGATGCCATCAGTATAGTAACGGATATTGTAAGCACCACCTGTACTCACTAAGTAATCATGATAGCCCCAAAATATGTCGTTAGACACATAGTAAGCTTTCATGTCAGGAGTAAGCTGCTTCAATAATACTGGCTGGGCATTAAAAGCTGATACCAAATAGTTGTAAGCTGTAGAGTTTGATACAGCACCAGAAGCAATGCTAAAGGTTTGTCCTGAGGGGATTGTACCGTCAGCTATATACTGAGCATATTTCTTAAATATACCGTCAAAGCTATTCCAGTTGTAGGTACCAGTGCTATCAGCAGCACGGCCTATATCACCGAAATAACTGTTTACAGCTGTATCAGCTTTGCAGGCATCCTTAAAGAATGTCAAAATATAGTTACGGAAAGTTTCGGATTGGTTAATAAAGTCTGTAAGACAGCCAGTATAGAACTCGTTGTCACACTGCATTGTAGCACCATAGATACGGTCAGTTTCAATGCTACGATGCGTCAATTTGCCCACAGGCGTAAAGTCAATTTTACAACTAGCATCTCTGCGCTTGAAAACATTGCCTTTGGCAACTGCATCAATAATGCGCTTTTTGCTGGTAACATCATCCATTACGGTGAACTCGCCAAGCGTGCCGCTATATGCGCCATCGGGTACTAAATCAGCGAAGCTGGGGTGTATTATAAGGTCATAGTAAGCCTGTGCGTTGACTACCAGCCTTTGTGTTGCTAAACTCATTTTGCTTTGTTTTTGTTGGTTTTGTTAATATTAGTTTTCAGTTTAATTCTTATTGTGTGCGGCTATTAACCTAAGTCAGTAGCACGAACACCCTCGTCGTTGATGTAGATAAGGTTTCCTGAACCTGCTCCAGGGAATACATCAGGCATACTACAATTAGCTTTGCGGCCTAAAGTGCTTATCACTGTGGCTGAAAGGCTAATATTGTTCCAGTTGATACCAGTAACATCAATAGTTACACCAGTTGAAGCATGGAGGGTCAACTTGGCTGTCCAGTCCTTACCAGTGATTTTATCGTGCACACGGCACATAACCTCACCGATACTGTCACCACTGTTGTATGTGGTATTGTCAATAAATTGCACTGTGTTACCGCTTACATTGGTCACAAAGGCAATGGAAGGAGCAAAGGCATCATTAGGTATGATGTCATTTAGTCCTTTTACTACGTTTGAATTGTCAAAGGCTTTCATTTTTAGCTTTGTTTTAAGTTGTTAATTTTTGTTTTTGTTTGTTAGGTTGCCTGTCAACAATTTATTAGTCAGTGTAGCTTACGCCCTCATGGTCATACTTGTTTTCAGCGACATTGGCTCCTTTGTTATTCGGTGCCATTGGTTTAGCCAGCTTATTTACAAGCTCACCTTTAAAGGCCTCAAATGCTTCATTGGTAACTACTGTATCAGCCTTAGCCAGTTCAGCAGTTGCAGCATTTACAGCCTCATTGATAGCGTTTGTAAAGTTCTCAGGTAGGTTTGCTAAAGCAGCATTTACCTGATTAGTCACAGCCTCATTAACTTGGTTAGTAATAGCCTCGTTTAAGCCTTCAAGGCTGGCAGCTACAGCGGCCTCAACTGCATTGCTCACATTCTTAGGCTTAAGGTCTTTGTTAGTTCCAAAGCCAAGCTCAGAAAGGGCATTTTTAACGGCCTCGCCTATTTTGTTAGGCAGCGTATTCATATCCATAATTGGTGTTGATTTAGTAAAAGCGTTGTATGCATTCAATACTGACTTGTCTTGGAAAGGCCATGCATCTATTGAAATGCTGTTTGTGAAATTTTGTGCTGGTGTAACCTCGTCAATGAAGCCATTTTTGCAGGCTTCCTCGGCTGTAAACCATGTTTCTTTATTCATCCATGCGCTTATAGTTTCAGGTGCTAAGCCTGTCTTTTCAGCATAAAAGTCACGGACTTCATTGTTGAACTTGCGTAATACTTTAGCATAGTTTTCTACCTCGTTCACATCACCCTCAATGCCACCAGCTACATTGTGTATCATAAACCAGCTGTTCTCTGTCATGGTGCACTTGCCTTTGCCTCCTTTTGTTGACATAAGCAACTTCGTGGCTGCGCTGGCAACAATTCCACATCCCTCCATATTGACAATTACACCCTTTGCCTGCAAGGACATCAAAAAGTCGTGCATGGCATTCGCCTCAATAACAGACCCACCTCCTGAATTAATGTGAACATTAACAGTTTTGGGGTTTGCTGCATTTATTTGGTTTCTAAATGAGAGGTAAGAGGTGGGCGTGGTATCACCAAACCATTGCTCATATATTTGCTGGGTTTGACAGTCCACAATCACGCTATCAATGTAAACATCAAGCGTGGAGTTGTCCCCTGCACTGTTATTGAGGCTATAATTGAAGACTGGTAAAGACCTTTGCATATCAAGTATGGTTTTATTCCACTTTGTTGACTTCAAAGGTAGCTTCTTAATTCAATACAATTTGTATTAATTTAAGTTAGTTTGTCCCCCAGTAGGGCACAGGAAGTATTGCAGGTATATTCTACTTTTTTCTTGGTCACTTTAAGCTCATTGGCTATCTGCCTTAAGGTCTTGCCCTTAGACCGTTGAATACAGATATACAGCTTCTCACGATCAAGTTGGATAATTTTAGTAAACTCCTGCCAGTTGGTCAATGCCAGCTCTTGCAGCTTCCTGTCAAGCTCCTTAAGTTTTAGTTCAGATACAGCCATTTTATAGTGTTGCCAGTTTAGTATGCTTTAATTGCCTTTGTTGGTGGTTTGTCACAAGATTAGGGTTTAAGCTTACAGTCAGGTTGTCTATACGCTGGTTAGTAGCGTTTATAGCTCCATGAGCAGTAGCAATCATAGTAGTAATACTTTTTATCTGCTCTTCTGCCTGCTTGCTTCCTATGTGGTACCCAGTGCCAAAGACTGGGGCTTTAAGACCTGCACCTAAAGCACCACTATAGTCAAGGCTTCTACCGCTGCCTGCATTGATAGCTTCCAGTAGTGGTCTCCATTGCGCTGTAGCTTCTTTGTTAACTACAAACTCCGACCTATGGACTATACCAGCAGGCTCATATTTGCCACCGTCACCAGTGTAACCGCCTGAGCTAAAGCTGGCACTTTCCAGCGTTGCCATATTACGGGCATAGACTACAGCTAAGGCAGCAGCCTCAGTAATGGCTATGCCTGTAGCAAGTGGACCCAGCTCAGGGTCTATAGCCGCATTGATAGCTTTCATTTCAGCCAGTGAAAACTCCATAGTAAGCTGTCCCTCTTTTATCTTTTTTTCTTGCTGGGCACGTTCACGCTGGAGCTGTAGCTGTGACTGGTTAAATTGCTGCTCTATTTGATACTGCTGTTGCGCTGACTGTGCTTGTGCCAATGCTCTTTCCTTGTTATTGTTTAAGCTATTCTCTTTAAGCTTGCTTTCATAGGCTAATTGCTGCTCAGCTGCATTGACAAAGGCATCTGTTACACGGGTCATAACACTGCTAAATTCGTTCATGACATCGGTACGGTCTTTGTAGTCTTTTTCTTCCTTTTTAGCATTCAAGGCGATAACGCCAGCCATTTCTTGCTG